GGGCAAGGCAAGGAAGGTGATTAAGTTCGCGTCGGGCCGTTCGAAAGAGCGGCTCGGAACGAACCTAAAATCCCCCGCGAAATGTAAGTAACTAGCTGGTTCGCACTTCGAACGACGTTTTCGACCGCGAGCCAACTGATAATTTACACTTCGCGAGCGCTATTGCTGGCAATTTGCGCTGTGAACGTTATGGCGTGCAGCCTGGCGTTAGGCCGCCGCTGTTGTAGGACTCCAGCCGGTTGGCGTCAACTAGCATCGCCTGGCCTACGGACGAGGTGGGCGTCACGTTGTAGGGCAACTTGCCGAGAAACCCGGCCAGCAGGTGATCGGCGTCCGCGATCGTGCTGCTCACCGGCTTCGGGTCGGAGAAGTTCCCGATATTCAGCTTGGCGGCGATGAGCTGGCGGGCCAGAATCAGGCTCGCGTCCGACATGCTTGCAGTGTTCAGAATGGCCAGCAGCTCAGACTGCGAATAGTTCTGGTTGCCCAGGATCAGCGAATCCTCTGGCCACAGCGCCGTGTGGTTTTTCCAGAATCCCTGGCTCTGCGGACAACGGTTTCCGCTTACCGTGGCCGTCGCGATGCTCTGCGACCCGTCGCCGAACTCGGCTTCGAACACCACCTGGTTCCCGCTGAAGCCGCCCGAGCCGAAGTTGATGGCCGTCAGCCTTTTGCCATTGATCGTGTCGCGGGTGTCGACGAGCTTCATGAGTGTACCGGTCAGATTTGTGTAAAGGCCTTCCACAGTAGTTTCGCCATGGCTGCTGAAGGCTTTGAAGACCACATGGCTGGGATCAATGGCCACGTTGCCGAAGCCAAGAAAGGTCGTGTCCCCGCGGGGACGAGGGTGTTTAAGTCGGCCACTTTGGCCAGCGGCGCCGAAGGCTGGAACACGTACACGCCCTGCTGAGTAAAGATGCTGGTGTCCCCGGACTGGGTGACCACTCCGCCCACAAACGCCAAGTTCGTGCCATCCAGTGCGATATTGGAAAACGCGTTGAAGTTGCCCGTGCCGCCGGGGATAGCGGTGTTGTGGTCAGCAATCCTGACCGGGTTCCCCGGCAACGATGGGTTCGAGATGGAGACGGCATAGACACCCTGCTGGCCATTGGCGCCGTTACCGATAAAGACGATTTTGTCCACGGGCTCGGGCGGAAAGGAGGCGCTGATCAAAGGCTCCGGCGGCCAGGAGAGAAAATTGCCCGTGCCGCCAGGAATGGCGGTGTCCTGGTCGGCAATCCTGATCGGGGCCGGCGCCGCAGCCGATGGGTTCGAGATGAAGACGGCATAGACACCCTGCTGGCCGTTGGCGCCGTTGCCAACGAACACCAGGTTCTGGCCGCTGATCGTAGGCTCCGGCGGATAGGAGAGAAAATTGCCCGTGCCGCCGGGAATGGCGGTGTTCAGGTCGGCAACCAGAGACGGTTGCGGCGGCCATGGAGAAAGCGGCGGCCAGCCCACGTAAATTCCCTGCTGCCCGTTGGCCCCGTTGCCGATGAAGCCCACGTTGGCGCCGCTGATAAAAGGCTCCGGCGGATAGGAGAGAAAATTGCCCGTGCCGCCGGGAATGGCGGTGTTCTGGTCGGCGACCTTGGTGAGCGTCCCAAACAGGGTTGCGTAGATGCCCTGGCAACTGGAGCACCCGTGGGGGTCGCCCCAGAAGGTCAGGTTGCCACCGCTGATCGCAGGCTGCGGCGGAAACGCCCCCGGGTTAAATGAGGTAAAGGTGTCGGTGCCTCCGGGAATGAGGGTGGCGTTGGTATCGGCCACGGTGCTGAGGGTGACGACGGGCGTGATGGCAAACAGGGGTGCAGCGGCCAGGAAAGCAAGGGCCACCGGAATCGCAACTCGAAGGGAACGCGACTGAGTCATAGGGACCTTTCGGAGGGGTTTTCGGCTTTGGTTGGAACTAACCAGTCTAGAAATGGCCATCCATGGCCCCCCAAAGCTCCGTCATAGCCCCGTAGCTTGGTCAGTAACTATTTACGCTACACGATTGTACCAATTGGCTTTGCAAAATGCAATTCGCAATATGCACTTCGCCGGGACGCTCCAACGTGCACAGTTTTTACGCTTTAGAGGCTGAGTCACTGCTTGAAGGTACCTGCTAGGCTTGGAATGGCACCCAGAGTAAAATCTGGATTCGGTAAGGTGCGGTACGGTTCGGTATGGCCTGGTGAGCTATGGCCGGGGTTTGGCCCGGTATGGTTTGGAAAGATTCCTCCGGGAATCCCGCTTCTCGAAAGAGGAGCGGTCTCCCGGACGAAAGTCCGAGGATTTCGGTAAGGTTCGGTGCGGTTCGGTAGGGTACGTAGGGTACGGATTGGTTTGGGAAGAGGACTTTTCCTTACGGAAGAGTCCTCTTCGTTTATCGCGGCTTCCGGTCGCGCATCTTCGCGGCTAGCCTCGGTATTTAATCGAAACGCGAATCGATTGCCGAAAGAAAGAGACGAAAGTGGCGATGGACCTGCCTACCACGACACCCTTAAACGCTGGCCCGCTGTTCGTCCGGCCCCACACCGGTCCCACCGATGAGTTCCTTCGTCGTAAGATTGTAGTCGAAGCCGACGGCGCGTCGCTTTCGTTTGCCGAGTGGAAAGTGCTCGTCGAGTTAGGTCTCGACCGCGACTTCGAGGCTTTAATTGACTATCATTACGCCGGAAAGCCGCTGCCCTTCGACCTCGGCGTTCCGGCCTTGCGACTCCTCGTTCCTTGGGAATCTTAGCTTCTGTCCCGGGCGAGAGGCTCGGACCGGCTAGCCGGAGTGCGGGTCCTTTATACGAGCGGCTGGGCGCGCATCTGCGACGCCCGCAAAAAGCCTTTCCCGAATAAAAACGGGTCCTAGAGGTTGAGACATTTCTCCCGAAACCTTACCCGGCAAGTACTTATCCCGGGAAATGGCCGGACCTGTAGACACGAACTTGCCGGGAGAGCCGCTGCGGTGGACGATCGATAAAGCGGCGCGGGAATTTGGCGTGCACCAGGACACCCTAATTAAGCGCTTCTCGCTCGCGAAAGAAAAGCCGGACCCGCTTACCCGGACCTACTCGACCCGCCAGGTTACCGTCGCGCTTTACGGCGATATCGCCGCCGAAAGGTTGCGGGAGGTGAAAGAGCGGGCCGACAACCTCATGCTCAAAAATGGCGCGTTACGCGGAGAACTTCTCGATCGCGAAACGATTACCAAAACCGGGGAAGCCTATATCATCTCCATCCGCTCGCTCATCGAGACGGCCTCGATGCCCCGGAACGAGAAGGATTCCCTCCTGGAGAGCTTAGCCTCCTGGCCGATCGCAGTTAAAGATGCCGCAAAGAGACAAACAAGGCAGATTCATCTCCGGCGCGAAACCGGCGAAGACGGGAAAGAAAACGGCGAGTAAGCCCGATCCCCGGAAACCGATCGAGGTCGAGTCAGAGGAAGCCGCCGAGTTCCTCCGCCATCTACTCTCGCTTCTAAAGCCGCGCCCGCCGATGAAGCGTCGGAGTGGAACGAGAAGTATCGGTTCGCTCCCACCTTCTCCCCGCGACCCGGGCGGTGGAAAAACGATCCCTTCCAGGTCGAGATCCTCGACACGATCCTCGACGAATCGGTTTCGAGCCTAACCCTCATGTTCTGTTCGCAATTCCTCGGTAAGACGAGTTGCGTGGAATCGATCCTCGGTTGGATGATCGAGCAGGCCCCCTGCGCCTCGGTAGCCGTCTTCCCGAGCCTCGATAACGCCCTAATCTGGTCGAAGAACCGTTTCTCCCGGCTAATCGACGATACCCCCGTCCTCGCCTCCCTCGTAGCCAAGCGGAACGAGGTCTCGAAGACCGGCTCCGGCAAGAACACGATCGTTCATAAATTATTCCCGGGCGGGTTCTTTGTCGCCGGGGGGAGCAACTCTACTAGCCAATTAAGCGCACACACGGCCCGGTTAACATTTTTCGATGAGGTAGACCGGTTCCCGACCATCGTCGGCAAGGAGGACCACGAGGAAGGCGATCCCATTTTGTTAGTCGAGCAGCGTTCGAGCCGCTTCCTAAATCCTTTTTCGATTAAAACTTCGACCCCTACCGTTCGGGGTTTTTCCCGGATCGAGAAAGAGTACGAGCGGTCGGACCGAAGAAAATGGTTCGTAAAGTGCCCGGGCTGCAAGAAGGAATTCGTCATTTTATGGAAGGACATAAAGTGGCAGCGGGAGGTCGACGAGAAGGGAAATGTCATCGAGGAGAAGCCGGAGAGCGCCTACCTCGAGTGCCCAACCTGCCAACGGCATATCTCCGACGCCGAGCGCCAGCGGATCGTCCGGGCCGGGCGCTGGATCGCCGGGAACCCGAAGGTTAAAGCAAGACGTGGCTACCACGCCAACGCTTTTTTGACGCTCGGGCCCAGTAAGGCAGGCTACCAGAGCTGGTTGCACTATTTTGTCCAACGCTACCTCGACGAGCGGGAGCTAGGCACGAAGGGTCAGCGGGAGTTTCAGAATTTGGTGTTGGGCGAGAGCTTCGAGCTAGAGACCGATCCCCCGCCCAATTTCCTCGAACTGCACGCCCGGCGCGAGCGTTACGACGAATTCGAGGGGGAAGTCGTCGTGCCGGAGCGCGTGATTTTATTAACGATGGGGATCGATGTCCAGAGGACCCGTGTCGAATACGAGATCGCCGGGTGGGGGTTGCAGGAGGAGTCTTGGGGCGTCCACTACGGGGTCGTAACCGGGAACGTCCAATCGCCGAAGTTCTGGGACGAAGAGGTTAAACCGCTCATCGAGAAGAAGTGGCGTCACGCGACCGGACACCTAATCTCGCCTTTCTGCGTCTTTATTGACACTGGGGACAAACCACACCAGATGTATAACTTCGTGCGCCGCTGCACGACCCATATCTATGCCTCGAAAGGCTATGCCGGGTTCGTCCCGAATTGGGTAGTTAGGAGCGGCGGTTCGTTCGCCAAGCTCTTCATCGTTAAGGTCGATACGCCGAAGGAATCCCTTTACTCGAACTTGCGGCTGGTCGAACCAGGGCCGGGCTACGCCCACTTTCCGCTTAACCAGAAGAGCGGTTATGACGAGGTGTACTTCAGCCAGTTAACGAGTGAGCGGATGGTCCTCGACGGCCCCTATCCCCACTTCGAGAAGCCCCACTCCAGCGTCCGCAACGAGGCGCTCGATATACGGGTGCTCTGTATGGCGGCCAAGGAACTGGTCACCGAGGATTCGAACTATACCAAGGCGCGGGCCTGGTTAGCCTCGAAGCCGGAAAACGACTGGCGGCCCAAAGAGGCGGCGAGAGTTCCGGAGCCCGCCGTCGTCGTACCGGTGCCGTCGGATAATGGAGTAACGCTTACCCCGGCGCTAGCCCCGGCGGGGGCCGCCCCCTCCCGCATAAGCCCCTTTAGGCCGCCGAGAACCGGATGGAGCCGGGTCCGATGAAACCGTTTATCGAATCGGAAGGGCTGGCCGTTTTCCGCCGCTATAAAGCGAGCGGGGCGGTCGAGGAGCTAGATGCGCTCCTCCGGCTTTTAATCCCCGTCGCCGAAACTGTTATCTGTAAGAAGCTCGGCTTCCTTTCCGAGGACTACCCGGAGATCCGGGCCTACGTCCTCCGCCGCATGTCGCGGGGTTTAGCGCACTCCTACGACCCGGCGCGGGGCTCGCTTTTTAATTTTGTTACCAAGCTAACCGAGAACTCCCTCGTCGATTTACTTCGCCGCAAAATCTCCCGGGCGAAGTACGTCGTGCCGCTCGACGACGAGATGCTAACCCGTTTCTCGGTTAACGGGGCCGACCATCGGCACGCCGCCGCCGAGATCGCTTATCGCGTGATGCAGGTTAAGACGATCGCCCGGGACCGGGGCGAAATCGAAGCTCAGCGCTGGCTCGTAAAGAATCTACTATCCTCGGGATTTAAGTTTTATCGTCACGAGGCGGCGGACGCCATGACGGTCGTCTACAATATCTCCCCCGATCGTTCGCGGAAACTCTACGATATAACGCTACTCTCCGTCCGGCGGCTCTTAGTCGGGGAGCGCAAGCTAAGGCCGGTCGGGATCGGCGAATTATCCGGCACCAAAGCGAAAGCGCTTATCCGTTACCGCTCCCGGCTCTCGGAAGCGGATTTCGCGAGACTCGTGTACTTAATGAAAAACCTCGCTCCGTCGATAATCGAGAGTGGCGAGTTTACGCTCGCCGACGTGCTTTACGGCCCGCCCGGCGAACGCGCCCTATTCTCGCATAGCGAGGCGCTAGCGGCGGCTTCCGGCGCGTAGTTAGTGTGTAGTCGCCGGTATTCCGGCGGTAGTTTATGGCTTTCCCATACATAGTTTCCGGGCTCGGGGTCCCCACTTCCATCGTCTTTCCGGACCCGCTGATCGCCGGGGATACCTGGAATTTCCGGATGTCGACCCTGAAGTGGCCCGGCTGCTCGGCCTCCATCGTTTTCGCGGCGGATGCGACGAAACTAACGAGTACGGCGACCGTCGTCTCCAATTACTTCGAGTGGGTGATCGCCGGGACGCAAACCGCCACGCTTATCCCCGGCCCCTACACCTACAACGTGTTTATGACGGACGCGGCGGACGGCTCCCGCTATACCGCCGAGCGCGGTTCGGTGCGGGTCGCCGCCGATATCTCCGATCCGAATACGCTGGTGACGGAGACGACGACCCCGCTGCAGCAGATGTTAGCCGCCTGCGACGCGGCGCTTATCCGGCTCCTCGGACAGGACACGAGCATGGTGCAGTATGGCGGCCAGATGTACCAGTTTCAGGATGTCGGAAAGCTCTTCTCCGTCCGCGACCAGCTGCAGGCCCGGGTTAACGACGAGGCCGACGCGCTCCGGGGGCAAAAGAATTACCGGAAAATCGCCTGCGTCTTTACCGATTTTTAAAGCATGGGACTCGTTAGCTCGATCCGCTCGCTCTTTGCTCCCCCGAAGATTCCTTCCTTACCGGCGGACTTTAAACTCGTTCCCCGGAGCGGGCTCCCCTACGCGCCGCTTAGCCTCGCCGGAGGGGTAAAGACGGAGACGGAGCGGTGGATGGACCGCATGCTAAACGCCTTTACCCCCGGCTCGCTAGCGAGGAGTTATGACGGGGCGGTTAACGCGACGATTTACGACCCTAGCTGGTTCGGGTCCAGCACTTCGGGGTCGTATGAGGTGCTGCACGGATGGCGGCAGGTCTGCTACCTATCGCGGGATTTGGAGCGGAACAATGGCCATGTCGTCGCCTGGCTACGCGAGGTAACGAATAACGTTTTCGGTTCGAACGGCATTCGTATCCAGCCCCGCGTCCGGCTCGTCGATGGGCGGCGGAAAGACCGGCGCTCCGGCCCGCTTAATACGGAGTTAAATAAGCGGATAAAGGAGGCCTGGATCGATTTCCGAAGGCGGAAGAACTTCGAGGTTACCGAGAAATTTTCGGGGGCAACCTGGGATGAAATTCTAATGCGCCGGGCGCTAATCGACGGCGGCGTCCTTCTCCGGCTCCACCGCAACTACCCGAACCGGTACGGCTTCGCGGTGCAGGCGATCGAGATCGACGCCCTCGATCTCTGGGCGAACGAGATTTACGGGCCGAACCGGATTACGACTGGAGTCGAGACCGACGATTTATCAAAAGTTACGGGTTACTGGCTTATCGATTTCGCGCAGAGCGACCTTATGGCAGTTAATACGATTGGCCGCCGTATTCGCTATCTCCCCGAAGACATTCTCCATTTCTGGTTCCCGCAGCGGATTACGAGCGTCCGGGGCATCTCCACGCTAGCCCCCACGATGATCGACTTGCGGATGCTCTCGAAGTATGAGGAAGCCAGTGCCATCGCGGCCAGAAATGCGGCGGCGAAGATGGGCTTTTACCTCCGCGACCCGCTCCATCCCGGCCCGCAGTACGAGGGCCAGAGGACCAGGTCCGACGGGACAATAGTCGAGGAGGTGTCGCCGGGGAGTCTGTTCGAGCTTCCCGTCGGTTACAAGTTCCAGGCCTTCGATCCCGGCCAGCCAAACGACACCTATCCGGAGTTCCGGAAGGGGATGCTACGGACCTGTGCGAGCGCGCTAGGCGTCATGAGCAACACGCTATCGTCCGATCTGGAGTCCATTAATTACTCATCGAGCCGGTATGGCAAGGAGGTCGAAAACGCGAACTGGCGGGGGATGCAGCGGTACTATATCGAGTCCGTCCTACAGGAAATCTTCCGGCCCTGGCTAGAGTGTTCGATACTCTCCGGGGCGATCGCCGCCCCGTTTAGCGCGGTGGAGGAGATCTGTAACTCGATCGTCTGGCGTCCTAGAGGCTACCCCTTCATCGATCCGTTAAAGGATCTGACGGCCTCGCTCGCCGCCATCGACGGGGGGCTCTCGACTTACCGGCGCGAGCTATCCGAGCTAGGCATCGATTGGGAGGAGCACCTCGACGAAATCGAGGAGGAGCGCGACGAGTTACTGAGGCGGGGGATCGTCTTCGTGAACCCCTTTAGCAAGCGGCCAGAAGTGCTCGGCTCGATGGAAGATCCGTCGGTCGATCCCGGCGAGATCGGAGCCGGAGGGGGATCGGCGACTCCGGCGACTACGCAGACCTCGGTTAGCTCCCCGAAGAAAAAACTCTTTAAGGCGAAGCAGCCCGCACCTTCCGCGTAGTTAGTAGGTCGAGATGTCCTCGTCGAAAAGTTATTTCCTTCCCCTCCATGTCCGGGCGTTCTCCCTTCCGCCGGAGGCGCTCGATGTGAAGAACCGGACGGTGAATATGTCCTTTTCGAGCACGACGCCGATCCTCCGCACGCGCAACGACGAGAAGGGCAAGCCGGAAGCCTACTACGAGGTCCTCTCGCACGACTCCGAGTCGATCGTCGACGCTCGGCTGAGGAGTGGAGCGGTCCCTTTTCTGTTAGATCATGACAAGGCGCGCATCGCCGGGAAGGTGGTCGATTACTCGGTAGCCGACGGCAAGGGATTAGCTACCGCGAAAATAAGCCGGAGCGCTACCGGGCAGGAGTTTATGCAGGACGCCCAGGACGGTATCAGGACAGAGATCTCGGTCGGATATTATCCGCGAGAACTGAAGCTGACCGGGATGCGCGGCGGGGTTAAGGAGTTCACCGTTTCCCGATGGGAACCGTACGAGATAAGTTCGGTGGGAGTTCCAGCAGATTATTCGGTAGGTGTCGGTCGAGGAAACGAAGAGATGACGCGAGAGGCGATTTTTATCGAGGAAGACGAAATGGACGAAGCAGAAACGCTAGAAGAAGAATCCCGGGCCGAGCAGGAAGAGGACCATAAGAGCAAATACGGAGATGTTCCGTACGCCGACTCGAAGCATCACAAATATCCAATCGATACAAAAGCCCACGTTAAGGCGGCCTGGTCTTACATAAACATGCCCAAAAACGCCAAGTTCTACTCCTCCGGGGAATTGGCTACGATTAAGGGCAAGATTAAAGCGGCGGCCAAGAAATTTGGCATCGAGATCTCGGAGGAGAAAGCCGCTGACGACGATGAGGGGGAAGATACCGACGCGGCGATGAAGCCCGGTGCGAAGAAGCCGAGCGGCGACGGGGGTTCGGAAGCACCTCCCGGTCGGAGCGTAGTTAGTACGGAAGACGAAAATACTATGGCCGAAATGGAAGTCCTTCGTGAAGATGTAGCCTCCCGGACCCGGGATGGGGAGCTAAGCCGTACCCGCGAAATTATGGCGGTCGCCAGCCGCTTTAACCTCCAGAAGGAAGCCGAAGAGGCCATCCGCTCTGGCCAGAGCCTTGCCGAGTTTCAGTCCTGGGTTCTTTCGAAGCAGGGAACGAAGGCTGTCGAATCGAAGATCCGGACAATCGATCCTTTTTACGGCACGAGCGAGAAGGAGCGGAGCACCTATAATCTCGTAAAGGCGCTTAACGAAGGTCAGCGCGAATTAAGCGGCTTCGAGAAGGAGATGTCGGCGGAGGTCGAGCGCCAGGTCGGTCGCCGACCGGACGGCTTTTTCGTGCCCGAATTCGCCCTGTTTACCCGGGGGCAATGGGAGACGGAAATGAAGCGCGACCTCGCCGCCGGTACGCCAGCCCTCGGCGGCGACCTGATAATGACCTACGTCGAGCCGAGCCTTATCCCGTTCTTACGGAACCGGCTAGTCGTCGGGCGGATGGGTGCCTCGATGTTTACCGGCTTACGCGATAACTTCGCGCTGCCTCGCCAAACCGGGAGCGGAACCGCGAGTTGGCAATCGGAGACCGGCGCGCTTACTAATTCGAACCTTACCTTCGACCAGGTCCTCCTTTCCCCGCTCCGGCTCGGGTCCCAAACGGCCTACTCCCGCTGGCTTCTAAACCAGGCCCGGGTCGACGTGCAAACGGTGGTCCGCCAAGATTTGCTGTCCATTATCGCCCTCGAACAGGATCACGCCGCCCTCTTCGGCACCGGCGGAACGATGCCGACCGGAGTGTTTAATGTAGCGGCCGACACCGTTTACCCGTCCGCTTACAGTAAGACAAGCCCGAGCGTAACCTTCGCTGCGTCCGGGGCTCCGACCTGGGCGGAGATAGTCAGCTTCGAAGGTCACATCGAGCAGAACAATATCGATCTCGACGATTCGAGCTGCGGCTATGTTTGCACGCCCAACGCTAAGTCGACGCTAAAAACGACTGCTAAGGTAGATCCCCGGGCGACCAATCAATTTTACCCGGAATTTATCTGGGAAGGCGGACCAGCCGGAGGCCCCGAGGGGCGGATGAACGGCTACCGGGCGCTAGCCTCTAACCAGCTCAATACGACTAACCAGATGATTTACGCGAAGTGGAGCGACATGATCATCGGTTTATGGGGCGGCCTCGACCTCCTGACGGACCCCTATAGCCTGGCTAGCAACTACCAGATTAAGGTCATCGTTAATATAATGTGCAATATCGCGCTACGGTACGGGCCTTCCTTCTGTTACTCGACGAACTCGGCCTGACATCTTTCCCGGCGAAGCTTAGAGAGTACCCGGGAACGTATTTAGCCGGAGAGAGATGAATGGCAACCCGCCTACAACCGCCCCCGGCTCGACGGTAGGAAAGAATTTCCTCCGTTACTTCGAGAACGCCCTCCGGGTCGACGGGGAGAGCTGCGCGGTTACCTTCTCGAACGGGATGGAGATGACGATCCTCTGCCTCTGGATTCACGACTACTCGGTCTATATCCATACGCATACCCACGAATTAAACTCGGTCGGCTACCAGAACGAGCAGCTGGTCATGTTTAAGGCGGCGGACGTCCCGGCGTCGGCGAGCAATTTTATCCGGGCGAAGGATTACATCATTTTTAACGGGGTAAAATTCTCGATTAATCAGGCCCGTTTAAAGAGCGGGCTCTGGACCCTCTCGCTTTGGATTTTCGGGGTTACCCCTCGCGGCATATGATTTCCATCCAGATTAATCCCGAGCAGCTTAACCACGTGATCTCCTCCCTCGCCGGGATCGTCGGCGGGGCTCCCTTCGCCGTCAACGAGGCGATCCGCTATACCCTCCGCCGGGTGCGGACGAAGGCCGGGCAGGCGGCGACGGAGCGCTACAATATCTCCTCGCGCTGGGTGACCGGACAGGCCCGGGCTCCCATCGTCGGGGGGATGAGCGGGCGGATGATCATCGCCGGGACCCGGGCCCCGCTCCAGCTTTTCCCCCACGCTAGCGTCTTCCCCGAGGGCGTCGAGGTCCAGGAGCTTAAGGGGCATAGTATGACGCTCCGGCACGCTTTCGTTACTCCGGCGGGCCGGGTTATGACCCGGGGGGAGCCGGGCGCGCCCCGTTACCCGATCCATCCCATGGTCGGCGTCTCCGCCCCGGAGATGGTCGGGGAGTCGACTCAGGTCTGGCCGGGCGTCGAGGCCTTTATGGAGGAGACCATGATGACGCGGCTCGAACATAACATCGCCGCTATAATGAGCGGGGCGATCTCGCTTTAAGCTTTATGAAGAATACCCGCTATACGATCGAAAAGGCTTCCTTTGCTAACGCCGATTCTAAATCCGAACCCGGTTCGATGGTCGACTTTTTTCTGATTGAAAGAACCGACGATCTAGGTAACCGCAACGTCCTAGGCCGCTATCGGACTTTAGAGGAGGCTCAAGCCGCTGCCGAGGACGATGCCGATTCATCCTATACTCCCACGGCTTAATTATGTTTCTTTTTACGGCCCTCGATTTAGAAGCGGCGCTCGTCGAAGCGGTTAGGGGCTGGGTAAACGACCCGCCGATCCTAATGCGCGACCCCTATAAGCCGGAGAGCGCCGAAGGGATCGTCCCCTTCGTTTACCAGGGCCGGGTGCCCTCCGCCCTGACGCCCGCCGATCCGACGATCAATAGCAATTTCCCGTACAAAGCCCCTTCGATAACCATCTCCGCCGGGCGGAAGGATTACCGCCGGGAACGGGGATTGGCCGTCGTGAACATGTTAATTATCACCTTCGACGACGATCTAAGCCGCAACGGCTACGCCGACGTGGAGAACATCTGTGCGCGGATAATCTACGGGATTTACGAGGCCGGGATTATCGCCTCGGCCTTCCCGCTCCTCGACGACCTCGTGCATTCGGAGACGATTAACGATCCCTCGATCGATTACTTCGGCTATTTCTTAGGGAGAATCGAGGCCAAGTTCGGCATCTACACGCCGCAGCCGATGGAAGACGAGTACCCGTACGCGGCGACGGACGTCGTCGTCTCGACGCCGGGGAGCAAGGTCGGAGCGGCGCGTAGTTAGTAGGCGAAGACCGATGAACGATGTAACTTTCCCGGCAATTTATACCGGCCCGAATATCCGGAAGCTCGGGCTCTCGACCTACACCCGGTTTAGGGACGGCTTCCCGCCGCACGTTAAACTCGCGCTAGAGCGGAACCCCGGCCTAAGGAGATACTTTGTAGAGTGGAAGGAGTTCGTGCGGGCGGTCCCGCCCGGCGCGCCTCCGAAACCGGTGCCTTCCTCGCTCCCGCCCGCTAACAAGAAGCAGGCCGCCCTCGCCCGCCGGGAAGCGGCCCGGCGTTCCCCGCTCATCGTCTCGCCTTTCGTAACCCGACTTTAAAAAAGACTTATGGCTAAACGCGGTATTCAAGTTAGCGACGTCCCCTCTAGCCTTTCTGTCATCTTCCCGGTCCCTAGCGCGCATATCGTCGCGATCGGCGCGGCCCCGCTCGATACGGTCCCCGGAATTCCGTGGTCATCCAGCGGTTATGCCAATCTCGTTAACGTGGCCGTGTTAACCGAGATCCCGAGCGATTTTACCACCCAGCTCGGCTTCTCGACCACCTTCGGGCCGGGCGTAGCCGGGGCTTACTCCCTGGCCGAGGTTTACGATGCCGCCTACGTCGAGAGCCGGGTTTCGCCGGTGACCTGCATTAACGTCTACGATCCTTACTCGATGTCGACGCCGGTCTCGATGGCGACGCAGAAGTGGACCTCGCAAAACCAGATCGCCGTTCCCTACCGGGTGATCTACCCATCGCTCGAAGTGAAGGGCGCGACGGGGACGATTTACGTTATCGACACCGATTACACCTTTAAGTACGACGATAATACGACCGCCACCGGGACGATTACCGGGCTAGCCGGGTCGCCGATCTTACTCGAAACGGATCTAACGATTACTTTCTCGACGCCGAACCTCTCGGCGGTTACGAAAGACGCGATTATCGGCGGCGTCGATACGGAGGGGAATAAGAGCGGGCTCGCCGTACTAGAGGATGTCTTTACGGTGACGGATTTCCCCCCGGCGATCGTGATTACGCCCGGCTTCGGGCACGACCCGGAGGTGATCGCCGCCGCGAACGCCGCCGTCCAGAACATTAACGACGGGCGGTTCCGGGCGCTCTTCGTCGGCGACATCGACGCGCTCAACGTCCGGAGCTATTCGGGGGTCTTCTCTTGGCTCCAGACGAACAACGCCGTCTCCTCCTTCGAACGGATGGGCTGGCCTGCCGGGGCGCTCGGCTCTAAGCGCTACCACGCCTCAACGCTCGACGCGGTTATGTTCGGCGTGACGGATAACCAGTTCTCCGGGATTCCCTATGTTTCGAATTCTAACAAGAATGTTTTCATTACCGAGACGATCCTCTGGGACGGGACCCCGATTACGATTAACCCGACGCAGGCGGACGCGATTGAAGAGTGGGGCGCGTTTACGTTCTTGAGTTACCCGCCGGAGGGCTGGGTAACGCTCGGCGATTACACTTGCGCTGTCACGAGTAGCGGAGATCCGGTGCACTTCTGGAGTAATTTCCGGCGGATGTGGATATGGTTAGGCAACGTTTTTTCCAAAAATTTTAATGTCTTTATTGACCAACCGGGCAACCTCCGCTCCCTCTCGACGATCGTCAATTCGGCCAACCAGTTCCTTAATACGATCGTCCAGGCCGGAGCCGCCTGGACCGCCCGGATGTCGTTTAATCCGGACGAAAATCTGATCGAGAATGTCGTCCAGGGGATCTACACTTTCCACATTCTTTGGAGCCCGCCGACGCCGATCCGGACCATGGATATCTTAATCGAGTACGACGTGCAGGGGCAGGCCGCCGCGATTAAGAACATAACCCTCATCTCTTCGTAGGAGCGTATTTAGAGAGCGTATGTTGTACCCTAGCGTAAACAAGAACAGTAAGGTATTCAACGCCGAAGACTCCCAGTTCGTCGGCCTCGCGACGATCGTTCTCCCGAAGGTGACCTTCGAGAAGAACGACATAAAGGGGATGGGCGTCGCCGGGTCGCTCAATCTTCCCGTCGCGGGAAACGTGCAACCCATGACAACAACTCTTACTTTTCATACAAACACGCTCCAATCGCTTACCCTCTTTACCGGCTCGACGGCCCGTATCCGGTGCATCTCGGCGCTCCAGGTCTACGACACCTCCACCGGTAAGTTCGACGAACTCGCGGAAGAGGTGATAATGAACGTCGCCTCCGACGTCGGGGATCTAGGCCGCCGGGAGATGTCGACCAAAGCGGAGGTAAGCTACGAGTACTCCGTCGTCTCTTTCTCCCTCTCCTTTAACGACAAGGTATATTGGCATATCGATCCCCTAAATAATATTTGTGTCGTGAACGGGGTCGACATAAATGAGAAAACCCGGGCTATAATCGGCTAGCTCTCGCGGTGCAGCTCTCCTAACGTCTCGACGAAGGCGATCGCCTCCGGCAAGGGCAACGAAGTCCAGTAAGCCATATCTCCCCGCTCGTGCGAAAGGACGAGGTAAAGCTTCCGGAGCGGTTTTAACGGATCGTAGTCGGGCGTATCCGACGCCGTCTCGGGGACTAGTCCGAACTGTATAAAAAAAGCTGCACCCGGTTTAAGGCCCGCTGGACGTCTTTGAAGCTCAGCTTCCGCAAATCCTCGGGGATGATCTTATTCAGCTCGGCGAGGACCAGTTGGAGGTAAACGTCTTCGGCCAGTTTATTGAGCGAGGTCGAGTAGATGTAGTGGTGCTGGGTGCGGAAGGCGGCGGCCAACTTAAAATAGGCGTCTCCGCTTAGGTCCGATGGATCGACGAGAAGTTTATCGAGAATTCTCCCGCCCGCGTTAAGCGGCTTCGAGAGCTTATAATAGCGGCGCGCTTCCTCCTCTTTCTCGATTTCTTCGGGGGTTTTCTTACTGACGTCCGGGAGCCCGATGATTAGCTTCTCGCCTTCGCCGTCGGCGTTATCCTCGACGAAGCGGATCGTCTCCGGGAGCCCCTCGGCTTTTTCGATGTTCATAAACGCTAACTACGCCGAACCGTAGTTAGAAGGCGATATGCCCGACGGTCGTAAAGAGATGGAGCTTGACATCGAGATTCTCGGCAAACTCGATCCCTCGGTCATGTCCACGATTAACCAGGTTAAGGCGGCGCTCGCCTCCATGGGAGCCGACGCCCGCACCCGCAACGAGGTCATGAAGCGGGCTTACAGCCAGATGTTCGACTCCGTAGGCCGGGGCGCGAAGACGATGGAGGGCCAGACCAAGGGCGTCTTCCGGAACATAGCCGATATGGCCGGGCGGGCGGCCAGCCACATGAAGGAGTCTTTCCTCGGCACCTTTAAGGAGATCGGGGGCGAGGTCGCTAAGGGGCTCGGTTTCGGGGCCGGTTTCGCCATCCCGTCGATGGTCGGTGCGGGGGTGGAGCGGGTAAAGGAGTTCGGGGCCGAGGCCGTCGACATCCGGGCCGAGCGGGAGGCGTTGCAGACCCAGATGCGCACCATCCTCGAGTCGCAGGGGAAGATGCTTCTAACCCCCCAGATCGATACCATGCTCCGGAACATCGAGGGCCGGGAAGTGCCGGAGAAGTACGCCGACCTCTTAAAGGCGACGACCCTCCTCTTCTCCTCCGCCCCGGAGAAGTTTACCTCCGTCGATCAGCTACATAAGATGCTGACCCAGCTGGCCGACATCTCCCGCACCCCGGAGGCCTTCTCGCTCGCGACGCAAGCCTTTACCCGCATGATCGCCGAGGGGAAGGTCGACGCCGCCCACCTCCGGGAGCTAGCCGTCGATACCGGCTACAATTTTAAGCTGGCCATGGCGGATGCGTTAAAGGTTTCGCCGGAAGAGCTAAGCGACATGATTAAGAAGAAGACCCTGACCGGGGAGCAATCGCTCGACGCCCTCTTCTCGGCTTTCGACCGGATTACCGGTCCGGGCGGCCCGGCCTATCATCACGCCGAAGCCCAGCTCGCCGGTCTTAAGGGACTCGAAGCGCGGTGGACCGGCCACGTCGAAGATTTCCAGGAATCCTTCGGTCGACAGATGGAAAACGTTATGGCCCCGGTTATGGAGGAGATCTTTAAGCATCTTACCCCCGCCGAGCTAACCCACGCCTTCGACGCGTGGACCCCGATTATGAAGGGGCTCGGGGACTCGATTGCCTACGTCATGGAGTCGTTTACGAAGGGGCCGACGGCGGCGGAGATAAAGGGGATCGGCGACGCCTTTAATAGCCTCTTCGGAAAGATCCTCGGGACGGGGGGCGTGCCCATGTTTAAGAAGGTTCTCGGGGGGCCGGGGGGAATGGAAGAGATCGAGGTGCTCTCGCCGGAGTTTAAGGCCCGGCTCGACGCCATCTCCGGCTCGATTACCAAGACTCTCGACTCGATCCGGAGCACCATCCAGTTCGTTGCCGACCACTGGCAAACGATTAAGGACGGGATGGTCGTCGCGGCGGCGGCCTGGGGCGGGAAGAAGATCTTCGACGTGGCCAAGGGTATCCGGGACCTCCTGCAACAGGTCGGACTTATGAACGTGCAGGCCGGGGTCGTCAACGTTACCGGGGGCCTCCCCGGAGGTAAGGCGGTAGGCGAGGCGGAGAAGGTAGCCGGTAAATTAGCTCCCGCCGCCGGGGAAGCCGGGGCCGGGGGAGCGCTAGCCGCCGTCGGAGCCGCCGCCGCGCCCGCGCTGGCGGTCGCCGGGGGTGCGGCGCTCGGCGTTAACCTCATCTACCGCACCCTCCCGAAGATCCCGGAAGCGGCTAAGTACGATCCGGAAGTTTTAGCCGAAAAGCGGCGGATCGCGGCGGAAGCCGAGTCGCGCTTTGAGGTAATGGAGGCCGAACGCAAGGCGGGCATGGGCGGGACCGAGGGCGATTATAAGGCCGCCCTAGCCGCGCTGACGACGGCCCGGACCCAATTGGCCGCCGAGATGAAGAAAGCCGAGGCTGCTAAGGCAGCGCTGCCCCCCGGGGCCGCCGCCCCGCCGCTACCGCCGATCCCGATGGCCCCGGTGCCGAAGGCCCCTCCTTCTCTACCGCCGGTGCCGATGGCCCCGCCGGTGCCGCCGGTCGCGGCGCTCCCCGACCTTACCGGGAAGACGACCGCCATTTCGAGTTCGATTACCTCCATCTCGGATGCGCTAGCCGCCGCTCCCGGCAAGGCTTCCGAAGCCTCGGGCCACCTCGACTCGGTCGCCTCGATCTTCGCCGGGCTACCGGGACAAGCCTCTTCGATTAGCGGCTCTCTTAACTCGCTCGTCGCGGCGATAAACTCGGCGGCGGCTTCGGCTGCCGCCTCCATCCACAGCGCGGCGGCCAGTGCTGCGGCAAACATGATGGTTTAGTGTAGGTAGAGATAGAGGCCGAGCGCCTCGACGGCTAATAGAATCGCTCCTAGATACCTTCCTACCCTCGTCGTCTCCGGGGAGAAAAGGAGCACGAGCGAGACGACGAGCGCCCCGACCGCTACGATGAGGAGCCAGCGCACGGCAAGGAAGAGAAGGATTCCCCCGAGGATTAAGAAAAGGGTAAGGATTAGGCCGCACATATCTTTTACCTATCCATTTCCCCGGGCGTAGTTAGAAACGATGGCCACCGAATTCCGATACACGACTCAGGGGGGAGACGCTTTCGACGCGATCTCCTGGACCCTGTTCCGGACGGAAAAGTATATGTCGGCCATTATCCTGGCTAATCCGTCGTATTGCGATGTCGTCAACTTCGACGCCGGGATAACATTGACGATTCCGGTCGTTCCCTACGCGCCGAATGTAAGCCAGACCCCCTGGGGTTCGCTAATCGCGAACTACTGAAGATGTTAAAGGTAACGCCCACTATTTCTATCGGGGGCTCGTCTCTACCGGAGGAGCTGGCGAGCCTCGTCACCGAGATCACCTATAAAGAGGGGCTAAAATTTACCGCCGATACCGTAAGCTTGCACGTCGCCGACCCGGGCGGAGCTTTCCGCCGGAGGTTCCGATTAAAGGCGGCGATTCCGGTTACCCTCTCGATTACCGCGAGCGGCGGGATCGGCTCGCTTACG